CCAGTTGCCGCCGCCTCCGCCCCCAGCAACAAGGAAAAGCTCGGCGAGCCCGGGCTTTGAGACTGTGAGAGCGCTGGTCGAAAGAAACCGATGCTCCCGCCACTTCACCCCATCATCGTCGACGTAATCCGTGACAATCCCGCCCGTCGCCTCGACGACCTCCTCCGGCAGCACCGGGGCATCCGAAAACTCCGCATCAATCTCCTCGAACGAAAGCGACCACCCGCTCGACCTCCCGCGCCATTCTGTCTCCTGGAGCGAGTTCTGGGTCAGCATGACGGACATGACGGGCCGGTATTCGACATAGCCGCCGACCAGCCGCACCGAGCCCTCCACGGCTTCGCGCGAGGGCGTCGTGCCAGGCTCTTTCAGCACCACGGGCAGCTCGACCGTGAAGGCCATGCCCGGCCACAGGTTGGCCAGGCCGGGCAGCTGCACGCCGCCGCCGCAGGAGAGCGTCAGCGCGTATTTCCGGAAGCGGCTGTCTCCGAGATCGATCAGGTTCCCGTTCACGTCCCGTGCGAGATGCGCCGAGTCCGCGATCGGGCTCAGGTCGCAGTCGATGAAGGTCCCGGAGTTCGCCGGGAAGGGAATCTCCGTCCCGCTCGGCTGCTTGATCAGGCGAAGAGTGGTTTCTGGTGTGGTCATGTCAGTATCTCTTCCGGGTGAATGCAGGGGAGCGGATGGACTTGGTCAGTGCGCGCTTGCGCATGTCGCGCGTCAGTCTGTCGGCCGTGTCGGCATCGAACTGGCCCTCGTAGACGCCGTCCGGCCCCTGGATGGGCAGCGTGATCATCTCGCCGCGAGAGGGCGTGCCAGCCGCAGCCATGGCCGCCGGGATCGCGCCGAACGACGGAGGCATCACCATCTGGTTGATGGCGTTCATGAAGTCGTGGCCCCAGTAGTTGGTGGCGCGCGCCGTGATGACACTCTCGCCGCGGGAGAGCCGCGCAAGGATGCTGTCGGAGGTGGCTGTGCCGGGGCCCTGAAGGCCGATGACGCCGGTGGCGAACCCCGGAAGGTCCACCCCAACGGCCTCGGCGCCGCGGACAATTGCCCCTACCGGGGTCGCATACTTGATGACCTTCTTCGCCAGCTCCAGTGCGGCTTTGAATGGCGATACCAGCGCGTCGGAGAACCAGTCCTTGATCGAGGCGATGCCGCCCTTGAGGAACGCGACGATCTCGTCCCACCAGGTGTAAATCGCCGCGCCGGCGCCGACGATGGCCGCGCCGATCGCAACGGGAATAGCCCCGACCGTGCCGACCAGTATGCCGACGGCAAGAACGGCCGCGCGAATGAAGCCCATGAACTTCCCGAAGAGAGCTCCTGCCCCGAAAAAGGCCGCAACCTTCACGGTCGCCGCGGCGATGGCAATGAAGGCCGTGACGATCGGACCAATCGCGCCGCCGAGCAGAACCGCCCCAACGGCAATCTTGCCCCAAGTCGGTCCCATCTTCTCGAGAGTTCCCAGGATCGCCTGGAGAGCCGGAAACACCATGTTGACCAGGACAGAGCCGGTCGTCTTGCTCAGGCTGGCCAGCTGAAGCACCCAGCCGTTCTCGACGTCCGAGTCCCGCCCTTCAAGGATCGCCACGAAGTCGCGGAAGACAGACAGAACCTTGTCGCCGACGACGCCGGCCAGGGAGACCAGGCTGTCCCGGTTCTCGATAACCTTCCCTGTCAGGGTGTCGAAGACATCAGCGAATGCCCCGAACAGCGGGCGGGACGCCTGACGGCGAACAGCGATGATGGATCGGCCAAGCGTGTCCAGGTTGTCATTGAAGCGGATAGCGGCCGCGCCTGTCTCGGAATCCAGGGTGATGCCGAGCTGCCCAGCGAGATCGCGGTATTGCCGGATGCCCTCGATCCCGATGTTGAGCAGTGGCGCCATCTCAGGGCCCGTGCGCTGACCGAAGATCTCGGCGGCAGCGCTCAGTTGCTCGAACTCATCATCCATCCCAGCCAGGACAGAGATGGCATTCTCGAAGATCTCCGACTGATCCAGCATCGCGCCGCCGGCATCCCGGGTCGCAACGCCGAGCGCGTTCACCGCGCCCTCGTCCTTCTCGATCGCCTCCCGCATCTTGCGGAAAGCCTTGGAGAGCTGCTCCGTCGACAGGTCCGCCTGCTCGGCGGCGAGAGAGTAGCCGGTCAGGAGCTCCAGGGCGACGCCAGTCCGCTCGGAAAGCTTGAAGAGCGCATCGTCCGCCTCGGCGGCGGACTTGATCGAACGGAATGCCAAGCCGCCGGCGACTCCGGCGCCTGCGAGAGCGGCGCCGCCGATCTTGGCCGCGCCCGCGCCCAGCTTGCGGATCCGCCCCGAGAAGCGGTTGAGGCGGTCCTCAATGCGCCGCAGAGGGGCCAGCCAGGCGTCCTCTGTGTTCGCGGCCGTCAGGCGCGCCCATCGATCGGTCTTCTGCGCCAGCTTTTCCTGTGCGCGGACGACGTCGCCCTGGGTCGCCTTGCCCTCGGCGGCGGCCTTCTTGACGGTCTCGACCGCGGCCTCGAGCTGCTTGATCTGTGCATCGGCGGCCGCCTCGGACGTGATGCCGAGCTTGCGCATGGCCGCATCGGCTTCCTTGGTGTCATCGGCCACGCCTTTGCCGACCCCGCTGACCTTATCCTGAGCCTGCTTGGCGGCCTTCTCAGCGCCCTCGAGGGTATCCTCAAGGCCCACGATCTCCTTGACGGCGTCACGTGTGTCCGCGTCGAAGAGGAGTCGGAGGATCTTGCTACCCTTGCTGGCCATGTTCGAGGGTCTTTCTCAGTTTCTCATCGGCTTTCTTGTCCGCGTGATGCGCGGCCCTGGTGATCGAGTATTCGGCGAGGAGACGGCGGCGGTATCGCTCATCGGCCAGTTGCAGCTCCGCCATGGCCTGCTTGGGCGTCAGGTCGAGCGGGTCCTCGATGCCGTTCTCGCGCAGGAAGTCGAAAGCGCGGGCCCAGGCGTCGTTCAGTCCCTGGAATCCAGGCCGAGAGCCGCGGACCACTTCTCGCCCTCGGCCACTGCCTTTCCCAGGCGGTCGCTCGGGAGGGAGATTTCCAGGAGGGCGAGGACGATCTCTACCTCGTCCATTGCGGTCAGGGGCGCGTTTGCGGCCGTGCCGGGCTCGGACTTGGTCGCCCGGTCGAGAATATCGTTGATCGCCTCCTCGCCGGCACCAAGAACGACCTCACGGATGCCCTCGATGCGCTTTTCGGCCGGGAGAGCCTGGATGTCCTTGGCGATGCCGATATGCTTGCCGATGACGCCGAGGATGTCGCGCCAGCGCATCGCATGGACTTCGACGCTGCCGCCGGAGAGTTTCACGGTGCGAGATTGGGAAACGAGATCGAGGAGGCTCATGTTCTGTTCTTTCCTTCTGCCATTTCCCTGAAAATGTGGCCCGGCCCTGCCCGCCGCGCTCCCGAACGAAAAAGGGCCGCCCCGAAGGACGGCCCCGATTTCGGGCAAGGCGAAGGACAGGAGGATCAGCCCGAAATGTGCGTGACGATTCCGAAGGGAGCCGCGGTGTTGTTGTGGTTGTAGAGCGCCTTCCCTTCCAGCTCGATCGTCTGGAACTCGGCGTCCTGGGCGATGAAGTCGGTCGCGCCGGAAGGAGACAGTGAGACCAGGACTTCTTCGACCAGGGCTTGCGGGCCGTCATTGGTCGGGATGCAGGTCAGGATGATCTCGGTGCCCTGGGTGCGCTTCAGCAGGTCCAGCGTGGTCATGTTGTCGCCGGCAGTGATCTCGGCGAGATCGTAGGTGCCCGAAGCCGTCGCGGGGGCAGCTTCCAGCCAGATGACGTAGCCAGTCTTGGCATCCAGGCGATAGTGCGTGCCCTCGACCAGATCGTTGGCCAGATCGTCCTGGATGGAGACATTTGTGGCGCGCTTACCGGCCAGCTTCGTGATCTGGCCCGGGACGATGTTACTCTCGGAGATGATGAGCCCGGACTCGGCGGCCTGGGTCAGCTCGACCGTGTCCGCAAGGAGCTTCATTGCCAGGTTGCGGGCCGTGAACTCATCGAGAACCACGGTCACGTTCGCGCCCACGGTGGTCGTGCGCGTCTTCACCAAGACATCGGCCCCAGTGTTGTTGTTGCGAAGCTCGACCTCTTCGACGGTCGGCTCGTAGGAAAAGGTCCTGGTCAGTCCCAGGGCGGAGGCGCGGGCCTCGGTCGGCTTGCGGCCGTAGAGCTGGCCGGTGAGGATGGTGGCGTTGTCGCCGTTGGGCATAAAGCTCATGTCACGCGTCTCCGTTCGTTTCCTTGAAAATGTGGCCGCAGGGGGCTGTGCGCGCCGCTCACCGCTTGAATGTCAGCCCGAGGTCGATGAAGAATCCCGAGATCTGCGGGTCAGCTGACGGCGAGGTCATGTTGCGCTCGATCTCCGGCAAGCTGCCGTGCGCGAGCATCCCCATTACGGGCGAGCTGAAGAAGGCGCTGCGGAACTCGGACCAGAGCCGGACATTCTCCGCGCGCATCGCCGCCGGGGCGCCTCCCGCCTGGTAGAACTCGATCTGCGGCATAGCCGTCCAATACCGGCCGCAGGTCTCGAGGCGCGCGCCATCCGCGGGTGCCATGACCTCGACGCCTGAACGCACGACAAACCGCGGGCATTCCTTTTCATTGACGGGAACTGGCCGGTCCAGCTCGGTGTCGACGCCCAGGCCCTCGCAGATTGCGACCAGCGCCTGCAGGATCTCCTCGCCCCTATCCATTCCTCATGCTCCTCATATGTCGATTTCCAGGTTGTCCTCGATCTCCTCGAGGTATTCGTCGAGCAGCGGCTCGGCTTGATCGAAGAAGCGCTGCCCCTTGCCCACGCGCTTGATCCGGACCTCTGTCTTGTAGACGCCGAGAAGCCGCGGCTTCTGCCGGGGTTTTGTCGCCAGGAGGTAGTCGCCGCGCCGCACGGGCTTCTCTCCGGGCTGCAGTGGCGGACCAGTGCGCACGAAGATCTCCGGCGCGTTCTCCGGCCGAATGACCGCTCCGAACTCCTGGCTCCAAGCCATGGGAGCGAGATCGAGGACGACGAGCTCGCCGGTCTTGCCGACGACGTATCGGACGGCGGCCTTACGCCGCCTGGAGGCCGCGCCGAGACGCCGCTTCCGCTTGCTGATGAACTTCTGGCCGACCTTCTTGCCGACCTTCTTCTGCGCCTTGAGGAGGCTCTTCTCGAGCTTCTCGGCGAGGCGCAGTTCATCGAGTCCCTCGATTCCCCTTCTGGCCATTAGAGCACCACCTTCAGCGTGTTCTGCCCTGTGCGCAGGACCTTCACGACAACCTTCTCCTGGCCGTCGATGGCCACGAAATCGCCGCCGGCGATCGCCGGCGCGTCGGATTCCCGGATCAGGGCGATGACGCGGACCGTCTCGACCGGGACGCCGTAGCCCTGGTCCTCGAAATGCACGCCGTGCCGGTTGATGTGCGCGCGAATGGACTGCCCCTCATAGACGATCTCCTCCGCCCCCAGCAGACCGATCCCGCGCGAGAAATCCCACCGGTTCACGCCGTCTCCGGCGATCCTGGCCAGATCGAGCTCCAGCATGCCCGGGGACTTCGCCTCGCGGATGCCGTCGATGCGGTATTCGTTGCCAAGCTGCGTGAGCGTCGCGCCCCTCTCCGGATCCAGGTCAGCCGGAACGAATGCGGTTGCGTCGTGCGTCACCACCTCCATGCTGCCGCCCATCCGGACCTCGGCGTCGGCGTCCTCGATCTTCGCGCGCAATGCGCGCTGCGACCCGTCCAGCGCCGTGTAGGTCGCCGGTCGCCCCAGAGCCCGGAGGTGATATCTCGCAGTGTTCAGTCGCATGTCACTTCCAAGAAAAAACCCCGCCCCGGTGATGGGGCGGGGCTGTTGGCAGGGTCAGGAGATAGCCTTACTCGGCCGGTGCTTCGCCGCCGGTGCAGACCTGGACGGCCTCCGGGCGGGAGTTCTTGATGATCGGGCAGGAAGAGACTTCCCACTCGGCACCCTCGCCGAAATCCTGCAGCGGATTGTCGTTGTTCTTCGGGATCACGTAGCGGGCTTCGCCCGGCATGTTCGTGAAACCCAGCTTGTCGCCGGACGCGAAGTCGATCTCGAGCATGCCCGGGATGCCGAGCGGGACGATGATCACTTCGTTGGCGCCGAGGCCGGGGCCGCGGTATTCGACATGCTCGATGCCGAAAGCGCGGACGCTGTCGAAGGAGCTCGAGCTCAGGAAGGAGCCGTCATCCTTGCGCTGGAACGCGTCGCGCAGCTCGGGGTGAGCCTGCAGGAGGTCCCAGGCGTCTCCGCCGTAGAGGGCCACGAAGCCCTTGGCCGTCACGCTTCCGAGGCCTGCGCGGACATTCTTGAGGGCGCCGTGGTAGCGCGCGCGCAGGGCGCCCATCTCGTGGTCCGCGGTGTCCCACAGCTTGAGATCCACAACGGGGTTCTCATCGACGCCGAACTTGTCCGCGTAGTCCGCGACGACGCTGTCGTCTTCCGGGTCGATGAACTTGCCCTTCAGGCCGTGCACACACATGTATTCCAGCGTGTAGTCCATGTTGCCGAACTTCTCGGCGAGTTCCTTATCGACCAGGTTCTCCATGGTCTCGAGGGAGATCTCGGCGCCGGCCTGAAGGCCGGTCATGCGGACACCGTCCATTTCGGCGGGCGTCACGACGGCGCGGTCACCGATCTTGACGGAGTTCACCGGAAAGGTGTTCCGGCTGCGCTGGGAAGCGGTGGCAGCTGCAGTTGCGCCGCGCGCGGTCGAGCCCAGGAGCTGGACGCCGAACTTCTCGCGGTCGATCTGCGCCGTGTGGCCGGTGATCGAGTTGACGGCATAGAGACGCCGCGCGAGGGTCTCCATGAAGGGAAAACGCTTGGCGTCGTTGGCGCGCGTGGTGAGCTGCGTCGCGTTGAAGCCGGCGGTGTCGAAAAGAAACATCTTCTGCTCTTCCTCTGTTTACTTGATTGTCTGCGCGTTGAGCGCCTGGATTGCGGACTTGCCGGCCCGGTAATGGGCCGCCACCGCGCTTTCGTCAGGCGCGCCGGCCGTCGGAATTCGGTTGTCGATTTCGGTCTTCTTGTCTTCCTGCGCGCGGGCCTCGAAGAGGGCGTCACGCACATCGTCGAGAGAGGCCTTGGCGGTGATGAACGCGGTCGCCTGGTCCTCTTTCCCGAACAGCTTGCATGCGGTCACGATTGCGGCCTGAGCCTCTTCGGAGAGGGCGTCATAGTCAGCCCCAGTCTCGGGATCGGTGACCTCAGCAGGAGCGGGATCGATGGTGACCTCCGGGTCCGTTTGCGTCTCGCCGGTCTCGCCCGTCCCGTCGGCGGCAGCCTGGGCCTTCGCGATGACATCCTCGGGAGCGTTCAGGGCCTGCAGCTCCTCGATATCCGCGCAGGCGGTGACATTCTGGGGATCGATCAGGCCGTCAGCGAACCGCATCGCGACGGCATCGAGGCCGGTCATCCAGTAGTCCTTGCCGTCGATTAGAGCGCGGATATCGTCCTCGGACTTGCCGGACTTCTGGGCGAAGCGCTTGATCATGATGCCGTCGATCTGGCGGATGCCCTCGAGGCTCGACTCAAGCTTCTTCGCGGTGCCGTATCCGCCGCCGCTGGCTTCGTGAACCATCATGGAGGCGTCCTCAGCGATGAAATGCTCGTCGCCAGTCACGGCCAAGTAAGCCCCGGCGGAGGCTGACAGGGAGGTCGTGCGATAGCGGACCTTGATGCCCAGGGATTCCAACCCGGTCTTGATCGCGACGGCTTCATTGAAAAGGCCGCCGGGCGAGTTGAGGTCGACCTCCAGCCACTTCGCATTGGGGTTTGCAGCGACGCGCTCATTGACCGCGTTCAGGAAGCTCGCCGAGGTCTCGCCGACCCACGAGCCGTCCTCATCCTTGAAACGGAAACCGATCGGCCCTTCGATCTTGGCACGGATCACCGTGTCATCGCTCGTGTCCAGGAAGGCGAAGGTGAAGGGCACCTGCCCCTTGAGACCCTGAGTTTTGATATCGTCGGACATGCTCGTTCCTCTGTTTCCGTGAAAATGTGGCCCGGCATCGGGCGGCGCGCTCACTCGCCGCCGTTTTCCGATTTCTTCGCTGCCGCTGCCTGCGCGTTGAGCCACATGTCGACCGGAAGGCCCTTGAACCGCTCCATGTCCTCACGGAGTTCCTGGGCGACCTCGTCCGGGTCATAGCCAAGCTCGCGGATGGCGCCGGAGATGGACTTCATCCCGTTCTTGGCGGCCGCGATTTTCGCGTTGATCTCCTGCAGAGGCTGAAGGTGCGGGATCGGCTGCCAAGACCATTCGATGTCGGCGTGGTCTTCCCAGCTCTCACCGGCCGGCGGCGTCCATTTCCCGGACTCGACGGCGGCCTGGACGAACTTCCGGAAGACCGGGTTCATGAACTGGCTCTCGACCATCTCGCGGCGCGCCTGCAGGACAGGCTCGTAGATCGCCTTGTTGTAGTAGCGCAGGGCGCGCTCGGCGGTCTGGCTGAAGTCGCCGGTGACGAGCTCATAGGGCGCGTGGGCCGCCATGCATGCCTCGGAGATCACCTGGCGGACGAAAACGGAGAAGTCTCCGCCGACCTCGTGCGGCCGGGGCGTCTCGATCTTCCAGCCAGGCGGAACCGTGACCCCAGCGCCGGCGTCGATCTGGCTGGGGACGAACTCGTCCTCGACGACCTCCGCCTCGTCGTCGGGGCCCGAAAGGATCTCCGCGCCCGACACCTTGTTTTCCGGTGCCATGTAGAAGGTCGTCATCTTGGCCGCGAACTTCTTCTTCACGAGCTCGGCGTCCATGTATTCGTCCAGCTCGTTCAGCCGGATAATGGACCGGACAAGCCAGGGCTCGCCGCGGAGCTGGCCGGGCTCGCGCTCCTGATAGACATGGAGAACCGCGCTTGCCGGGACGACGGAGAAGTCATCGCGCGACAACCCTTCGATTCCGGATCCATTGCGGGGATGGCGCTTCAGGAAAACATACGCATCACGCTGACCAGGGCCGCGGAAGATGATGCCCGACCGGAACTCCGCATCTCCCTTGAGTTCGACCAGGGGAGACTTTGCCAGCGGGACCTGCTCGGACGGCACGACCTGGACCTGAAAAGGCACCGCGCACATCCCATCCCGGACATCTTGCATGGTGCGATCGCGGAGCCTGACGAACGCCTCGCCGCGGGTCGCGACGTCGCGCACGACCAGGGCGATCATGGCGTCGAAAGACAGACGGCGGTTCGCGTCGATCTTCTTCGCCTGCTTCTTCCAGAGCTCCCTGAGCGCGGGATCCTTGATCTTCGGCTTGGGTCCCGACATCACCGTCGAGCGGGTGATGACGTCGACGATGCGCCCGGTGATGGGGTTGTTGCGGACCTCGTGCAGGACGCGCCGCTGGACCTTGTCGAGGCTCTTGCCCAGGAGATACTCCATGGACCAGCCCGTCGCGTGCTCGAAGCTCTGGGAGCGGCGGCCGCCGCCGGCCGCGTCATACATCGAGCGGACGCCGATCATGCCGGTGCCTGGCCCGGTCACCTTCATGCTCTTCATGCGAACATTCGGGTAGGACTTCTTCGTCTCGGACATCAGTGCCAGCCTTTCGAGGTGCGCGGGTAGCTGACAAAGGAGCGGCGGCGGGTGATGCCGGCGGCGAGGTCTTCGCGGCGCTGGATCTCCCGCTCGACCGCCACGATCTGGCGCTCGATCTCCGCCGGGCCGCGGAACGTGACCGTCTCGCCGTTCTGTGTGATGGAGGCCACGCCGGAGAGCTGCCCCTCAACGAGTTCGTCGAGGATCTCGCCGAGGCGACCGTCGTCCAAATTCCGATTCCTGATTGCCATTGCTCGCCCTGTCGTTTCCCTGGAAATGTGGCCAAGGGTCGGGCGGCGCGCCGGCATCAAAAGTTGCGGACACCGTATCGGCGGACGGAGGGACGGGCCGCGGGCTTGGGCTTCTGCTTCGGAGAGGATTCCGGCTGGTTATCGGCGGGCCGCGAAATCCCTCCGCGCTTCGCCTTATTCACTGCGGAGCGCTGCACGTCTTCCGGATCCGGCCCCGTCAGCCGCTTGAAGGTCTCTCCGCCTGGCAGGGAGCGGAGGCCATGGAGCGTGACGTGATTGTAGATGATCGTGTCCCAGGGCTCCTGGTCAGGCGGATCCGACCAGTAGAAGCCTGCCCCGCCCGGCACATAGACTTTGCGCTCGCGGGTCAGCTTGACGAAGTATTCCGCATCGAGAGGCACAGAACCCGGCAGGGTTTCGAGCGGGAAAGAAACCGCATTGCGGGCCGTGGGGTCGCCGTGAAGCCGGCGGAACATCGTGTCTTTCGAGATGTCGACGTCGACGGTGTAGACCTTACCTTTGGCGGTGACGGAAATCTCCTTCGGCCAGATGCTGTCGGAGCGCTTGCCCTTCGCGTTGTTCTTGCCCTTGATCGCCCACCACCTACGCCGCGCGTGCCGCTCGGCGAAGTCATAAACCTCCTGGGTATAATCGCCGCCGGAGTCGATCGAGGCGGCCTGGATGTAATGCTCCTTGCCGTCCTCGTCCCGGAACGCCCGGCGCAGAAACTTCTCAAGCTCCATCCATTCCTGAATGCCGTCGAACGGCGCGCCGCGCAGCTCCCAGTATCCGATGACGTGCATGCGCTCGTAGTAGCCCCAGCCCACGACCTTGACCGCGAACCAGCCGCCGTCCCCGGACTGGACGTCGACGGAGGCGGTGACGAAGTTCACGCCAGGCGGGATCTCGGCCTTGTAGGAAACCTGCAGGTCCTGGAGCTCATGCACGGACTTGAGCCCCTTCTTCGCCTCGAAGTCCTCGAACGGCATCCCCAGGACGTGGTTGTAGAACGCCTTCATCGGACCGGGGTTCTCGCGGATCTGGTCTTTCGCGTTGAGCCACTTGCGCACGATGGTCGGCCAGTCTGCGCCTGGCATGTCCGAGATCAGTGCATTGAACCGGAACGAGGCGTGGCCAGGCTCGCCCTCGGCGGTCGCGATCCAGTCGCCGTGCGGAAGGATGTCCCGGTCGAACTCGCGCTCCGTCACTTCGACGCCGGACGGGAACCGGTAGACCACGGTCTCCGCGTCGCGGTCTTTCCATTTCAACCCGTAAGGTGTCGACCGGTCGCCGAACTCCATCGTGACCATCTCGCCCGTGCCGGGATCGGGGACGAAGAACTGGCGCTGATCGCCGCGCTCATACCAGGACCATATGCGGCAGCGGCCTTTCACCGACGGAGTCCCGCCGAGGATGTTCTTGCGGTTCGGGTAGGAGCCCGTCCGCTCCATCGCCGCGCTGATCTTGTCTTCCTTGGTCTTGCCACTCGGATCGTAGGCGTCGGAGGAGATCTCGTCGATCATCGCGCACCGGGCCCGGTGGCTCTGGAAGTTCTTCACGTTGAAGGCGGAGAGGAACGTGATGCGGCTGCCGCGCTCGGTGCGGCGGATATTCCACTCGCCGTCCCACCGCATGATCTCACGCAGCGGAGGCACGTTCTTGACCATCGGCATGAAGTGATCGTCGTGGAAACGGCGAACGTCATCGTCGGTCGGCATGTAGAAGATGATGCTCGATGGATCGTGCTCCATCATGTAGCCGGCATAGAGCTCGAGGAGCGCGGTGTATCCGACCTGGGTGGGCTTTACGACCGAGACGATCCGGATGGACGGGTCGGAGAACGCATCCATGATCCCGCGCTGATACACGAAAGGCTTGAACTTGCCGGGCCGCGCCGTCGTCTCGATCGAGAGCTTGACGTTCTTCTCGTCGGTCGCCCACTCGAGGAACGACTTCCGGGGTGATGGCGCGAGGGCATACCTGCGGGTCTCGGTGAGTGCGCGGTCGAGCGCCTCGACGGAGCCGGCGTAGATGTCTTTCACGACACCCTCCCCGCCGCTTCCGCGTCGAGCTCTTCCAGGGCTTCGTCGATCTTGTCTCGGATGAGGGCCGAGATGACTTGCGGGTCATCGAGGTGTGAACCGGCATGCAAAATTGACCCCGTAGCGGGGTGATCGGCGTCCAAAAATGACCCCCTTACACTGATGTGGATGATGCCCCCGAGGTCATCGGGGAGCACAGTGTGGGATGTTGGT